CATATAAGATCTTTGGAAAAAATAAGAATAGAAATATTTACTGTTCCAGATATAGTTAAAAATTCTCCACATACTGAAGCAGAAGTTTGTGGTCAATGGACACATGCATACACAAGAGAAGAAGCATGTTTTCCAAATCAACCAAAGAAAAAATTCTGGCCTGCTGTAAGTAGAATTGACAACGTTCATGGTGATCGTAATTTAGTTTGTTCCTGTTCTGATTATTTTACTCAGGAAGAAAAAACACCAGTTGAAAGATTACATGATGATATCAGAAAAAGTATTGGCAAAATATAAATCTCGTGTTATAATAAATCTGTAGGAAGTTGCGGGTTGCCTTCTCCCGTTTTTAACAAGGTCAACTTCTTACTTTTTTATTATTTTTATTATGAACATTTTTGTGACCGATCCTGACCCAACTGTGTCAGCAGAAGTCTTACCCGATAAGCATATTGTAAAGATGCCACTTGAGACTTGCCAGATGTTGGCAGTGGTCTATTCCAAGTGGTATTTTGCTTGGGGTGATGATTTATTACCTAAGAAAGACGGAACACCTTACAATACTCAGAAAGGTGCTTTCCGTGGACATCCTTGCACCATCTGGGCAGCACAGAGTATTGCTAATACTGCGTGGTTGATTCAGCACGGATTTGCATTACTCAAAGAGTATGAGAATAGATACAACAAGATTCATTCTTGTCAAACTGCGATGAATGCAGCAGAAGAAGTATTTGAAGAAAGAACAGGAAAGACATTACTATGTCACAAGGAAGCAACCCCATTTGCTTTTGCAGGCCCTGATCAGTTCAAGTACGATACAAGTATTGATATCTTTACTGCATACAAGCGTTACATCGCATCAAAACCTTGGGTTGTTGATAATTATCTTCGTGACCCATCTCGTAAACCCAATTGGTTATAACCTATGATTTTTTTAGCTTGTCCACCAGTATACACTTTGCCTGGTACTTGGAGCGATCCAGATAAGATTGCTAGGTGTAATGATACACTCATTCCACATTTTACATTTAATCCTGATTATACTTTTGGTATATCAATCGCAGTAATCACAATTTTGTTAGCATCATATGGTCTTTATAAAGGATTTTTTGCAAACAAAAATTTAACAGATCCTTGGGATGATCACGATGACTAATCTTATTGAAAAAAATGATCCCAGATATTTTTCACAAACAAGTGATGTACCATATGATCGTCATCACTATAAGATAGTTTGTCAAAATAAATCTTTTGTGGTAGAATCTTGGGATGAGGTTCAAGAATATTGGTGGAATAATTGTCGTTCACCTTGGTTTGAAGGAACAGTTATCCACGTTATTGATAAACCAAAGAAAAAATCTAAAGGTTTTGCTTAATTATGAAGCACGTATTATTTGATTTGAAACAATGCCTTATAACTCATCCATTAGATGATGAAGAATATATTAAGAATACCTTGATAGAGGCAGCAAAGGTTGCTAAACTAGAAGTGTTAAAGGTTGATACTCACAAATTTCAACCTTATGGTGTTACTGGTTATGCTCTACTTGCAGAGAGTCATATTAGTATACACACCTGGCCAGAGGATGATATTGCTAGATGCGATTTATTCTCTTGCAAACCAAATACAGATTATAAATCTGTGGTACAATATATGCAGACCCGTTTTCACTCAATGGAAGTTAAGAGATGGGGATGCGATAGATCTAATTGGTTATGAAAGAATTTGATTATGGACTTGATTACAAGACAATTGATTTTACAATTGAGGAAAACCGCAAACTTTATCGCATTGGAAGGGGAGAACAAGGAGTGTTATTGGTTCGCCCTTATACTAACGATATATGCTCTCATTGGAGATTTGTAAATGAAGATATTGCTCGCAAATCTGCTAATAAAATCTACTCCATGTTTTGTGACTATAAGAAGCAACAGGATTTCATTGGAATGGATATGGCAAGGAAGTTTCTTGAGATGGGATTTACTCGCTCCCGTAGGTATGCAAATCATCCTAGTGGAAAGAAGTACGCTAGAGATGGTTCCGTATCACCGCAGTCGCCAACCGCATTACACTGTGAAAAGTCGCGTTCTGCAACTGTTTTCAAAAAAATGAGGGACAGAGCAGCATACGATGAAACTTATCAAAAACTACGCAAACAATGGAGATCTGAAGAATGATTTTACCAGGCACAACCGTTACAATTGATAGTCCAAACTCAATATATAATGGGTATGTTGGATTCGTTCAACGATGCACAAAGAAAACAGCATCAGTTCTGTTTGATAACTATTCTCCTTGGGAGAAACTTGTTACTTTCAAAATGTCTGAATTAAGAGAAGGTGGCAACATCCCTAAATCAAAAAACTATTAATTATGATTTTTTTATCTTGTCCTCCAGTATACACATTACCTGGCACATGGACTAAGTGCAATGCACTAATACCACATTATAATGCTGATCCAGATGCAACATTTGGTATTTCTATATTAGTAATCTTAGTTTTACTATCTGGGTTTGGAATATACAGAGCATTCTTTAATAACAAAGGTTTAACAGACCAATGGGAAGAACATGATGACTAACCATGCATTAGAAATTATTTTTTGGACAGTTTTAACACTGTATGTTATGACTAAGATAGGTGTATTTAAAAAATGATTGATCTTTGGCAAAATTATAAAAAGGTATTGTTCAATACTTTTGACTTGGAACCTGATGTTAATAGCTACATGATGTGGGAAGGAAAACGTAACACAAGTCTAAAAGCAATAGAGTATCGTCATAAATATTTTTTGAAATCACGTGAGGTAGAAATTTACAATGAAAAGTCTAGCATTTACAACAACATCCTCTATCCTAAGACTGGCTGTAATCTGCCCTGTTTTGGCATGGATCTTATGGGATTTGCTGAATATAAGGTAATCGTAGTATTTGATTTTCAGCACCCCACAGAGAACTACATGTTCTCACATCCAGACTTACCAGTAGCAACAGAGGACTATAGATTTTTTGAGAAAGGTAATCATTTCTCAGAAAATATTTTTGTGCGTAAATGTAAGATGGATGAGGTAGATCAATATGTAGGAGAGTTTGCACAATATCTTGATGCATATAGAAGAATGGTAGAAGCGGTACAACCAGATGGAGAAGATACCTCAGTTTATGCTGACTTTGACGCATATATGACAAGATTGGATCCTGTCGGTGGATACCTCAAGGGCATCTTTGGAGAGGAGAAAGCAGAACAGCTTGTCAAATCATTTTTATTCTGCTATAATAAATAGTAATGCTGCATTGCAGTAATATTCAAATACAAAAATACGAGGAATACACATGTCATTTAGTGCATTAAAGAAGTCTAACTTTCAAGATTTACTTTCTAAAGCAGAAAATCTCAACAAGACCGAAACAAAAGCAGGTCCTGATGAGCGTCTCTGGAAACCAGAGGTGGACAAAGCAGGAAATGGTTACGCTGTAATCAGATTTCTTCCTGCACCCGATGGAGAAGACCTTCCATGGGCACAAGTTTGGAGTCATGCCTTCCAAGGACCTGGCGGTTGGTATATCGAAAACTCCCTTACAACTTTAGGTAAGAAAGATCCTGTTTCTGATCTCAACAGAGAACTTTGGAACGCAGGAGCAGAGGGATCTCCACAAAGAGATCAAGCACGCAAGCAAAAGCGTAAGTTAAACTATTACAGCAACATCTATGTTGTTAAAGATAGTGCAAATCCTTCTAACGAAGGTAGGGTATTCTTATACAGATATGGTAAGAAAATCTTTGATAAGATTATGGAATCAATGCAACCCGCATTTGAAGATGAGACACCAGTAAATCCATTTGATTTCTGGAAAGGTGCAGACTTTAAGTTAAAGATCACTAGAGTCGCAGGATTCTGGAACTATGACAAGTCTGAGTTTGCAGAAACATCTGTGTTAGGTGGTTTCAACGATAAAGAGTTGGAAGCATTGTGGAAAGAAGAACATAGTCTAGCAGCATTCACTGCTGATGATCAGTTCAAATCATATGAAGATCTTAAGGTTAGACTTGAGAGCACTTTAAAGGGTAACTACTCTAAACCAGTTGATGAAGAAGTCTTTGAAGAAGAGGCAGAAACACCAACACCAGTTGCTGCGACAGCACCATCTGCTGCACCAGAAACTGATACGTTATCGTACTTTGCTAAACTAGCACAAGACGACTAAAAAATAAGACCCCTTCGGGGGTCTTTTTTATTACATGTTTATATCTGACGTACCACCCGCTATTGTGGTAATTTTTCCCTTCAATAATAATGCCTTATACTCCGCAACAAAATCTTCTATTAGGTTTGGTTTTACTACTTGTATATTTTGTTTTTTACTGTTTAATTCTGTCTCGTACATTGCATTCGTTACTGATACTACTGGGTTGGCAGTAACAGTTGTAGAACCATTGTAATATGATACTTGAAAGTTAGATGGCACAACTTTTCCTGCAGGAACTATCACATTGTTAGCAGCATCTTTTACTTCTGTGGTTACATGATGTTTAGTTGCCTGTGGATTACTGTATTTTTGATTAATAAAATCCTGTAATTGAATTACAGATCTAGGCCATTGTGCATAATAATCGGTTATATCGTTTATAACAAATATAGTCCAGTTATAAAATGGATTTCTATACAATCTAGTTGCAACATCTTCTGGTCTTTCACCATCTTGTACATTATCTTCTACAAATAAACTAACCTGTGCCTTGAACTCTCTAAGTATTTCCGCACGTCTCCATATATTTTTTACCAATAGAAAATCTGGATCAAGAGATTTTGACCCTACATTGTATAGTAAATCTGGCAAACTTTCTATCATTAGAATGTTACCTCCCCAGTAAATGCTGCGTCTTCATTAGCAATAAAACTACCTTCTGATGTACTAGCACCCAGAATTTTTGAATTTCTCTTGTCTGTATATGTTGCACCTTCCATATCGACACGTGTAAGTTTTGTTGTCTCTTTGAATTGTAATTCCATAGTAATCATGGGAATAGATCCATCAAATATTGTTTGTAGTTGACCAAATGGTGTTGTGTTTATAGTCAGTCCAGTCAATGCACATAGTTTTGTTCTAGGCATCATAGGATGTTGTATTGGATCTCCTAAAGGATTACCTTGTTCATCGCATTTAACAAATTTAGGTGTTAATACAAATACGTCTGGGAATGTAAGTACAACAGCACTACCTCTCATAAAGAACTCATTAAGTTCTAGAGTTCCATTGCCGTTAAAGTCACTTACAAACATCAACTTCGCTTGGTTCCAGTTTTGATACCAGTCAAGAGCTTGAACTTCAGTTATCGATTTACCGATAATTCCAGTAGCCAAGTTAGGATCCATCAAAGAAATTTTTGATAGAGTAGCTAACATTGGAGCTGAAGAGTAAAGTAGGAATATAAAGAATAACGACCAACCTACTGATCTTCTAGCTGTTCTTACACTTGGAGTAGTAAAGTATCTCATCATAACGTGAGGTAATGATGCTGTTCCTGCCATCATACAAACTGCTAATGATATAAATGCCCAAGGTGTTGCATTAACCGATGAGTGTGCTTTTGTAAT